CCCCCAGTGGGGGGGGTGGCGGAATAGACGCGGTCGCTGCCGATGGCGACCGAGACATCGGTCGCCTGATAGCGCAGGGTGTCGCGCAGATAACCACGCAGCTTGAGGATGCGGTCGTGGCCGTGGAAGGCGCGCTTCCATTCGGCGTATTTGCTGTTCAGCGGCTCCCACGGGCGGCCGTCCGGGGCGGTCTGACTGTCGAAACGTGCATCGGTGGAAAGCAGCAGCTCCTCGCCGATGGCGCTAAATACCGCCTTGTCCAAAAATCCGGCGGCGGCGAGCTGTTCGAGGTAGGCGATAACGCGCGGGTCATCAAAGGTTAGGACTGGCATGGTCGTTTTGCGCTATACTTGGGGGACGCTGCGGGGGTTTCCTACTGGAAAGGTTGGTGATCGCCACCATGATCCTGTTCGAATCAGGCAAACCGTAGCTCCGGCACCCTCCCAACACGGCAGGGTGCTTTTTTTGTGTTCACAATTTCCCTTTTATCAGGGTGTAATGCGCCAGTCCCTGCTGGGCTTTGGCGTCCCAAACAAAGGTACCGCCGCTGCGCAGGATGTTGAGCAGCACGTTTTGTTTCGTGCCGGTTTCCGCATCTTTCACGCGCGACTCATAGCCTAATTTCAGCACCACCTTGCCCTTGTTGCCGCCGAGGTCAAATACATAGAGCAGCGCGGGCTCGCTTTGCGTGGTATCCAGCAGCACCGCCTGCGGGGCTTGCAGATGGTCAGCGATGTGGTGCAAAAAATTGATGGGCAGATGCATCCCCGCTTTGCTGGTGCGCAGGATATGGAGAATGTCCTTGTCGCGCAGGGTGATGACGGCGGTTGCAGGCATAAGTTTGCGGGCGGCGAGGTCAGCAAGGATATCCGGTGCAATGACGCCGATGGATTTGCTTACGCCACGCGCCACCATCTCGCTGGCAACGGTATCGACCATCTTCGTAATTTCTTGCGTGAGCAGCGCCCGCGCCCGCGGGTTATCAAGCACCTGCTGCATGGCATGGGTCGCCAGTTTCGGTGGCACCGCGCTTGCCTTGTCAAAGAGGCGCTGCAAGCCTTCGCGCCCGGCGTTTTTGCCGGGGATACGGTCAAAGCCGGGGTCAATGCCCTTCGGCACGTCCACCACGCGCGGATTGTTGCTGTTTTTGCCGATGAGCTGCTGTTGCCACTCGATGGCCGGCGCTTCACCCACTTTCAGCCCACGCTGCGCCAAACTGCGCTTGCTGTGGGCAAAGACGGTGCATTTGCAGCCGTAGGCGTTAATCGGGTAATGCGTCTGCCACCACGGGTCGTCGCAGTGCAGTACCAGTCCGTTCCAGGCTTCATGTTCGGGGCGCGGATGCTTTTGTCCGTCGCGGTGGCGGTATTCCCAGTAGGGGCGCAGGTGTTTCATCTCCTGCTGTTGCTCGTAACGCCCCGCCTGATAGCTGGCGTGCAGGTTGGTGTCGTAGATGATGCGGCTGCGCCAGTCGCGGCCGCCGTGGTACTGCCAGCCGTGCTTGGCGACGATGTCGTCAAAGTCCTTGCGAAACTCCTCTAGCGTGGTGCCGTCGGCAATCGCCTTGTCCACCGCTTTGCGAAAATCCGCCACCATGTCGAGGCGGTTGGCACCTGCCACCACAAAGGCGTGGTCATGCTCGGCGCCGTAGATGTCGGCGTAGCTCTCGGTCGGCAGGTCGAGTTTTTGGCGGTAGTAGTTAATCTGCTCGGCGAAGGGCAGTTGCGTGTGCGCGAGACTCATGCGGTCTCCGTTTTGGCGTCATGGCGTCCGGCGAGGTGGGCGGCGGTGGTGGCGCGGGCGAAGATGTCGGCGTATGCGTCCAGCGGCAATGCGCCCGCCAGTTCGTCAAGGCGTTCGCGGAATTGCAACAGGGTCTCAGATGACGCCAGTTCGGCGCTGATTTGCGCGAGCCATGCTTCGCCGTGTGGGGCAATGTCGCGCGCGAGGCGGCTGCCCATGTCGTCCGGCGTGTCTGCCGGCGCACTTTCGGCAAAATCGTGGGCTTCGCCGTCTGCCGCCTCCGGCAGGGCGCTGGCGGCGGGCATTGCCTCCCACGCGCCGCCAAAGTCCTGCTCCAGTTGTGCCTGGGTCGGGCGGTAGCCGAGCGCGGCAATTTTGGCGTAGGTGTCGGCCAGTTTTTGCAGGTCTTTGGTTTCTTCGGTGCGCAGCCACAGTTTGGGCGGTCGCGCGTTGGGGAAGTTCCATTCGGTCAGCCATACCGCTATCGTCTCGTTAAAGGAGGCGCAGAGCAGGTCGGCATCGGCCTTGACGATGTCGTCCTTGACTTCGTCCTGTATTTCCGCCTTGTATTGCCCGCCGACCGCCTGCGAGGTCATCACCTGTCCCAGTACTACCAGCGCAATCGCCTCGTCCATGTATTCGCACAGTTTGGCGTAGTCGGTAGTGCCTGCCTCGCCCTTGAGCAGCTCAATGGTGGCGCCGAGCGGGGTGACGGTGGCGGCGGCGTTCTTGATGGCGGTGAGCGCAGCGAGCAATTGCTGTTTGTCGGCGTCGGCGGTGGGGCTGCGCGGGTCATACTGGCCATGCGGCACGGATGTCGCCGCCTTTTCGTTGCCGACCAGCCAGAATTTGACGTTGGATTTTTTGAACAGCACCGGCCAGTAGAGGAAGTGCGCCAGCCCCAGGCCGTAGGGGTTGTCGGTGGTGTCGCCGCCTGCGGAAAATGTCCAGAATTTGCGCGGCGGCATCACTTCATCGGCGCCGTTGCCGGTGTAGATGAGCTGTTTGTGCAGGTCGTATTTGAATTTGCCCCGGTCGCGGACGAGGACGTTGTCCAGCACTACTTTGCCGTCCTCAATGCCCCACATCACTTCGCCGACGGCCATGCCGTAAAACACGCCCCAGTGCATCGCTTTCAGCACCGCGTCAAAGTTGAGGCGTTGCAGTTGTGCGGCGACAAATTCCGCTGCCTCGACGTCGGCGGCGTTGTCCGGGTCGTGCGGCAAGACTTGCCGCTCCAGTTTGGTCAGCGCCGTTTGCCGCTGCGCCCAGACGCCGCTGACGGTGGTGTCGGTCAAGAGGTCGCGGTAGCCGTTGAGGTCGCCGCCGAGGCGTTGGGTGAGCAGGGTGTCGAGCTGTTCGGTTTCGGTGAGGTTGCGTTCTACCGCGACTTCTTGCGACGCGGCAGTTGGGCGGGCGAGGGTTTTGGAGTTGGGTGTGGTCATAGTTAGTAATCCAGATAGGCAGGCTTGGTGTAGCCGTCCTCAATGGCGACGGTTACGGGCAGGGCGGTATTGCTGCGGCTGGCGGCGTAGGCGAGGCAGAGGGCGATGGCGGCGTCGCCGTGGCGCTCGCCCGCTTTGCCGCTGCGCCGTCCCAGTTTGATGACGCCGTCGATGCGCTCCAGCGCGCGCAGGTCGTCGATGATGTCGGCGTCTTTGGGGATGCGTAGCGCGTCATCTTCCAGTGCTGCCACCAGCGGCGGCATATGCTCGCTGTACCAGGCGTTGGAGAGTTTGATTTGTGCGACGCGGTTGCCGTAGCGGTCGTGTGCGGCCTCGGCGAGGTACTCGCCGTTGCCGCTTGCGTCAAACCACGCCGCAGTCAGGCGTGGCAGGCGGTCGAGCAGGTAATAGACGATTTGCCGCTGTTGCGCGTGCGGGATGTTGCGCAACTCGACCGCAAACGGCACATGGCGGCGGGTATCGGCGGCGATTTGCAGCGGCACCAGTACCGAGAGGTCGCCGTGCCGCGCGAAGTCCATGCCAAAGACGTGTTCGCGCGTGGCTTCTAGCGTGGCCAGCAACGGGCGCAATTCGCGCTCGCACCAGTCGGCGATATCGGCCGAGCGCAGCTCTGCCGGGTATTCTGCCCAACCGTCGGGCTGGGCAAGGCGCAGGATGGGGACGGGGTCGGCACGCAGCTCCAGCAGGCTGCGCGAGAGTACCGCGCCGCCGCTGTTAGAAGGGATAACGCGCAGCTCTTCGTCGGCGTCCGCGCCGTATTGGTCGTAGATGCCCGCCGTCCATGCCGCCTCCCCCGCCGCTGTCCACTCCATGCCGCGCACTTGGCAAATGCGGCGGTAGAGGCCTTGCGCGACCGCCTCGTCGAAGGTGGTGCGGTGCAGGGCGTAGGGTTTGCGCCCAGCGCGGATGTCCTGACAAAGCTGATTGAAGGGGTTATCGACGCCGTCGTGCGTGCTGATGATGGCAACCTTGCCGCCCCACATGAGCAGCGCCATCGCCGCTTTCAAAAGCTCGTCGAGCTGCTCGTGGAAAGCAGCCTCGTCGATGATGACGTAGCCCTGTTTGCCGCGCAGGTTGGAGGGGCGCGACGACAGGGCGGTGATGCGGTAGCCCGACGCGCAGCGGATGACAAAGGTGAGGATGTCTTTGTCGCCGTCGTTGAGGATTTCTTCGCTGACCGCCTCGGCGACCAGCTGGTAATGACCAATCCAGTCGGCGCTGTCGCGGATAAATTCTTCGGCCATATCCTTGTTGTAGCCGATATACCAGACGTCCATGCCGGAGGCAGCCGCCGCTACCAATGCCGCCTCGGCGGCGGTTGACCAGCTGATACCGATACGCCGCGATTTTTCGTAGACACGCACCGGGGTTGGGTCGTTAATCCATTGCATTTGGTAGGGCAGGAGGACGCCAGCCATCTCAGCCCCCCAAAATACGCTGTTTGATGAGTTCGACCGCCTCATCGGATAGCCCCTGCGATTTGGCGGTGGCTTCGACGTCGGCGGCGGCACGCGCCAAGGCGGCCTGCTCGATTTCGCGCTGGCGTTTGTCGTTGATGGTGGATGCGCGCTCCAGCTTTTCTATCGCCTGCGCCAAGTCTTTCAAGAGGCCGGGGTGTGCCGGTTCTTCGTCTTCCGATAATTGCAACGCGGTTTCAAAGGCGAGGTTGCGCACCAGCTCGTTCAGCAGCGCCCCGACCTTGCCCTGTGGCTGGTTGCCAAAGCGGGCAATCCACATGTCGGCGATTTCGCGCGATTGCTGGATTTTCGCGCCAACCTCGCTCATTTTCAGCGCATAGCGGTTGACCGCGCTCTTGCTGCGCGGCTTTTCGCCCAGCTCGGCGAGAACAGCGTTTAAGCGCTCGGTCGCCTCCAGCTGGGTGATGGCCGGGTCGCGCAGCCAGCCCTGCAACTGTTCTAAGAGCGCAGGCGGCAACGTCTTGATGCTGTTTGCCGCCATCAGCGACGCGCCTCAATGTCGCGCAGTTCGGACGGGCGCAGGTCACGGATGCCATGCGCCCGCGCTTTGCCACGCGCGATTTCAAGGCCGCGGTCGGTCAATGTCACCATCGTCAGGTTCGGCGACGGATGGCTGCGGCTGATATAGCCCTGTTCTTCCAGCCAGCCGATTTCGGTTTGCAGCTGGTCGTAGGTGATGTTCTGCCCGGCTTGTTCCAGGCAGAGGTCGAGCATATCGAGCGACAGGCGATAGTCGCTGTCGTATTCAAGCAGGCTCAATATGGCGCGGCGGCGGTAAGCGCGCACGGCGTCTTGCATCATGATTTTTCTCCTTTAAGCAGTGCTTCGAGGATGAGGCAGCTTGTGTTGTTGACGCCTTCCAGGGTTCCCTCCAGTTTGTGCAGGGTTTTCGCCTGTTCGTCGAGGCGGCGGTGAATGTTGCCGATAGCGGTGCGGTCAGGCATTTGTTCAACCTTGGTTTCAATTACGGTTAACCGCTGTGTAACTTCGTGTATATCGGCAGTGGTTTTATCTTCGAGTGCGTTGATGCGGCTGGCGTTGGCCTTGTGCTTGGCCACAATCCAGACGTAGATGGCGATGCCGACGGTGAACATCGTCTGAATCAAATCAAAGACAAATTTCCAGAATGGGATGTCAATTTTTCCCACGGTGTCTCCTTTCAAAAATTTCCTGACATTCAATGCAGCGGATGGCGGCAGGGAAGGCCTGTCGGCGTGCGGCGGGTATGGGCTCGCCGCAATCCGCGCACTCCGCCTGTCCGGCCTGCTGTTGCGCCGCCTGAATGCGGGCAAGCGCGTTGGCAGTGGTCGCCTCGATTAGCGCTGCGGCGCGGTCGGCCTCGTCCATTGCTCGCTCCATTGGCGGATGACCGTAAGGCGCGCGTTGCAGGTGGTGAGCGCCTGATGCTGCTCGATGAGGTAGCGGGCGACATCGCGCTGCGTCGCGCGCTGCGGGTCGGGTTTTTCGGGGGTGGCAACCGGCGCGGTGAGGCTGGTCGGCACGGCGATGGGGTGGTAGCGCGGGATGTCGCGCGCGCAGGCGGTGAGACTGATGGCAAGCAGCAGGGCAATGGCTCTCATGGCAAATCCTCCAGCGCTTGCCGCAATACCGGCGCCACCGGGGCATCGTCATGCGCCGGGGCTTGTTGCACGCGGTGGATGGCGGGGCGGTATTGCGTCGCTATTTGCGACGTGGTTGCGATTAACGCCTGATAAGCCGCATCGGCGGCGGCGTACTCATCGGCAAGCGCCTTGTTGGCGGCGGTGAGTGCTGCCACCGTCGCCTGCTCGCTCGCAAGCTGTCCGCGTAGGCGGTGGATATAACCGCCGAGGGTGGCGATGATGCCCGTGGCAATCAGGACGGCGGTCAGCGTGCGCATACCATCCCCCCGCCCCAATCGCGATAGAGCGTCTGATGCTGGTAGATGATGGCGCGCGGGTAGCCGCGGTTCTCGGCAATCGCCCATTTGGCACGGCGGCTGTAGCGCTCGACATTGCCCCACCAGCGCAGCGGGTCGGCGCCGCGCTGGGCGGCAAGGCGCTGGTCACGTTGCAACCAGCCGAGGCCGCCGTTATACGCCGAGAGCGTCATCGCCCAGCGCTCGCACTCATTGGCGGCGCGGATGCGCTGATAGAGGTGGTGGTCGTAGGTAACGAGCGCACGGATCGCCCAGCGCGGATCAAAGGCATTGCCGACGGCAAGCGCCTGCGGATAGGCCGCTTTAATCCACGCTTCGGTGTCCGGGGTAAATTGGGCAAGGCCGCCGGCAAAGCGGGAGCGCGCGCCCTTGCGCCACAAACTCTCTTGATGGATTTGCCCGGCCATGACCGGCACAGGGGCATCAATGCCCCACACGGCGCGTGCTTCACGGATGAGCTCGCGCTGGTAGGCACGGGAGCGGGTCTGCCAGTCATCGGCGGCGGGGGGGGGGCGGGCGCGCGCTGCCGCCCCCCCACACACCCGGCGGACGCGCGGC